TGACATGGCTGCACGGCTGACAGACAGACAAAAAAAGAAAATTGTGGCTGATTATCTGGAGACCGAGAGCTATAACGCCACGGCGAAAATCAATGGGGTTTCCAAAGATACCGTTAAGCGTGTTGTGTTAGGCTGCGAAGGATTCGCCCAAAAGGCGCAACAAAAAAAGAGACAGAACACGCTTGATATGCTGGCCTTCATGGAGACCCGCAAGGAGAAGATGCAGGAGGCCATCGATCTCCACCTGATGGCGCTGACAGACCCGAAAAAGATCAGTGATGCCGGTTTGTCTCAAATCGCCACTTCTTTCGGGATTATCGTTGACAAGGCCACAAAGAACACAGCCAGCGGGAACGACAGTTTGAATAAACTGGACGGGCTGTTGGAGGAGTTCAGGGATGCTGTTAAGTCTGAAACAAACTGAATTTGTCCGAAAGGGGCATCACCGCTGGAACTTTAAGGGAGGGGCTACTCGTTCGGGGAAAACATACCTTGATTTTCGGTGGATTATCCCAATCCGCATCCGGGAGCGCGTCGGGAAGGATGGGCTGACGGTCATCCTTGGAGTCACCAAGTCCACCATTGAGCGGAATGTGCTTGAGCCTATGCGAACGATCTATGGTGATGCTCTTGTTGGCACGATCTCCAGCGACAATACGGCGTGGATATTTGGGGAAAAGTGCTACTGCCTTGGAGCTGAAAAGGTTTCCCAGGTCTCGAAAATCCGCGGCGCGTCCATCAAATACTGCTACGGCGACGAGGTGGCAGACTGGAGCCAGGAAGTCTTTGAACTGCTGAAAAGCCGCCTGGATAAAGCGTATTCATGCTTTGACGGTACGTACAATCCACAGGGGCCGAATCACTGGCTGAAAGTGTTTCTGGACAGCAAAGCGGATATTTTTAGCCAGACGTACACAATTGATGATAATCCGTTTCTCCCAGAGGCTTTTGTGGAGAACCTAAAGCGGGAGTATCGAGGAACGGTTTTTTACGACCGTTATATTTTGGGACGGTGGGCGCTGGCCGAGGGACTAATCTACCCCATGTTTGGCGAGAGCAACATCGTGGACGAGGTTCCGGAGAATGGAGAATACTATATCTCCTGCGATTATGGCACATTGAACCCGTTTTCCGCCGGGCTGTGGTGCTGGGACGGCAAAAACGCCACCAGAATCCGGGAGTATTACTATTCCGGGCGGACGGAGCAGATCAGCAAGACAGATGAGGAATACTACACGGAATTGGAGAAGCTGGCTGGGGATTTGCCGGTGCGATCCGTAGTAGTTGACCCATCGGCAGCTTCGTTTATCGAGGTCATCAGACGGCATCGGCGGTTCCGGGTACAAAAAGCGGTCAATGATGTGGTTCCCGGCATCGTCACCACCAGCCGCTACATTCAGGACGGGACGATCAAAGTTCACCGCTCCTGCAAGGACGGTATCCGTGAGTTTGGGCTATACCGCTGGGACGATAAATCCACGGAGGACAAGCCAATCAAGGAGAACGACCACGCCATGGACGATATTCGCTATTTTGTAATGACGATTCTGCGGCACAAGGTACGTAAGGCAAGCCAGCCGCAATATATCCAGCTGTGGGGGAGGTGATTTTTTGCTTACATATCAGGATTTGCTTGCTGTGGGTGAGGATGAAAAAG